TTCTTGAGCTTTGCGATCAGTTTCCTCTTTATTCTTTGTGTCTTCTTTGGTATCAGCTGAAGTGGAAACTTTTGTATCTACCTTTTGTGTAGTTTGTTTGGAAGCTGGTTTTACATCAAGAAACGCACTACCCATTAAAAAGAATGCTAAAGCCAGATATAAATATGAAAATAACACTTTTTTTCTTGTTTTAATTTGTATTTTGGGTAACACCAATTGTGGTTTTATTAATCCAATAATTAAAGCTAGTAAGCTTAACAAAAAACCCAAAAGACTTATGTTAACAATTATGGGATGGATAGAATTTGGAATGATTGCTTGAAGTATCAAAAATAAAATTAAGATATAAAAAATAGAAGCGATAAACATTTTCCATCCTGTTTTAGAGCGATAACCAAAAATTTTTCTCCAGTTCATTCAAGAACCTCCTTTTCTGAAATGCTGCACTTTACTACTTAAAGTATAATGATAATATTAACCACCCTTCTCTATTTAATAAAGATAATATATTGATAAAATGAATATATTGTAAAACAAATACACGCATAAAGCGTGTTTTGTTGTTAATAAACCCTCTATTTTATTTATCTCCATTTTTTCTATTTTTTTCGTTCTGCATTATAAACGCCCAAAAGCGTTTTAACTCCTCGCGTTTTTCAGGTGAAGCATCTTTAATATTTTTAAACCAGAGACTCAGTTCTGGATCTTCATCAATATCAGCTGGCATAGGTTCTGGATAACTAGTTGTTCTTCCAAGCAGGAAGTCAGTTGTTACTTTAAAATAATTAGCAATACGATTTAATGTGTCATAATCGGGTTGGCGCTCATTTCTCTCGTACATACCGATGGTGCTTTCACTAAGTTTAAGCATATGTGCTAAATCTTTTTGAGTTATTTTCTTTTCTTTTCTTAATTCGCGAAGTATATTTCCAAATGTTTTCATTTTATCACCTGTCCTTATAATAACACATTGTGTGTTATTTAATTAAGTTTATAAGTTTCAACCGCACGAAAAGTGTTGACAACACAAAATGTGTGGTTTATATTTAAAAATAACAACACAATATGTGTGGTTGGGAGGTTCAGATATGAATAAGAGAAAAGTAGCGGCAACTCTTGTTAATTTAAGAAATGGAAAATCTAGAGAGGAAATTGCAGAGGCTATAGGAATCAGTGTGAGTACATTGCAAATGTATGAGAATGCACAGAGAATTCCAAGAGATAGTATAAAAATAAAATTAGCTAATTTTTATGGTGTTACAGTTCAATCTATTTTTTTTGATTATTAACAACACAAAATGTGCGGTTTTAAAAAAGACTACTAGGGGGGAGAAATATGATTAATTTTGACATCGAATCATTCCGTAAAATAATCCGAGAAGAAGTACAAAACGCAACTGAACATATTCAGCCAATGAAAGAACTACCACCATTTTTAACTATTACGGAATTAATGGAACTGTTACATATCAAACGTACAAAAGCATCTGAGTTATTAAACCGTTCTGATTTTCCAGTATGCCGTGAAGCAGGAGTTCTTATTCCTACACACCTTCTTTTTAAGTGGATGGAGAATCACACTGAATGGGTAGAAAACAATACTGAGTATTACAATCCATTTAAAGAATCCGTCTAATAATAAATTACCATAGTAAGTTGTCACAAATAAATAATGCTTTAGGTACGAATGGGGGAAGTAAACGATGTCCATAGGAAAAGAAGTTGCTATGGCACGAAAACGAAAGGGAATCACCCAAGAACAACTCTCCTCAGAAATCCCCGTGAGTCGTGAGTCACTAGCAAAATATGAAACTGAAAAACGAAAGTTACCAGAGGATTTAAGAAAATGTATTACAGAAGGCATTGATGATCCACAACTGTTTTTCAAAATGTGGAGTGAAGCTACTGGCTATGTAAGTATCCCGTTCTTCAACGGAGAGCAAATAGATCTTCATCCTACAAGTATGAGATACATGGTTTATCAAGAGACAAATGAAGCTTTGGAACAACTCGATACAGTATGTTGGTTTAAACCTTCACAAGCTTGGTCCGAAAGTGAGAAAGAGGATTTGAAAAAGGTAATGCATGAAATCTTGGATGCTACAGGTTCAATGATGAGCCTCGTAGCGGTTCTATGTGATCAATATGATATTTCAATGAAAGAAGTCTTTAAGTACTGGAAAGTATCATTACGAGCTAGGAAGTATATAAAAGCTTAATTTAATTATTTTATTGGGGAGGTTTAAGTTATGACGATTGATTATGCAAGTCCAACTTTAAATCAATATAAAGCTCTAATTCGTAAGGAAGCAAATTTATATGGTGATATTCGGATTGCATCAGTTTGTGGAGACTATAGGAAAGCTAGGGGTTTAAAACAAGAGAAGAAATTAATGGAGATAAGAATTCGAATTATAGAAGCAGCATTTGTTTTGAAAAACAAAAAGAAAAAAGGAAAGGCCACCGCGTAGCCTGCGATAGCCAATCATGACAGTAGATAAATTATAGCATATAACAATTTAGTGCGACAAGCTGTTGTGCTTGTCGTTATGACCAGAAAGATTTGTTAACTCTAACCGCTTAATATACATTACATTCTGGTCATAACGATGCGTACAGTATCAAATTATTAAAAATGGGGAGCAAATTATGAAAGTAGAATGTAATCGTCTGTTCGACTTAGTTCTACCAGGTGATTTTGCTTTTGCAAATGAATTACATAACTGCATGGTGACATGTATTCATAACATGTTCAATGCTGGTTCATTAGATGAAGCTAATCATTGGGAGAAGGAATTAAATAGATGCGCAAAAGAATTCAAGAGCCTTCGTAATGAAAAAGAGGATCACGATGTATCAAAGAGTTATCGTGTAGTTGTTAAAAGCCTTCAAGGGCAGGGGATCAATGCATCAGTAGTTAGTCGAAGAAAATAAAAAATCTATCACTTGGCAGAGTGATAGATTTTAGACTCTTATAGAGAGTCTTTCTAAAAATAGAATTGGATTAAGTATATCAAAGCAAATCAAGTAAAACAATGGAGGATGAATAATATGGCAGTTTATAGACCTGTTCAAGTTTCATATTGGCAAGATGCTTTCGTTTTAGATCTTACACCGGAGGAAAAATACTTCTACTTGTATTTGATGACTAATAGCAAAACTTCTCAGAGTGGTATCTATGAGCTTCCATTACGAGTGATAGAAATGGATACAGGGTATAACCGTGAAACGGTTGAGAAGCTGCTAGAGCGGTTTGCTGATTACGGAAAAATTCATTACAACAAAAAGACGAAAGAAATTATGTTGATTAATTGGCTTAAATTCAATGCTATTACAAATATGAATATTGAAAAGTGTGTGTTAAAAGAAATCCAGAATATTAAGTGTGAAGATTTTTTAATTGATTTTTATGAGACATGTTTAGATTTAGAACAGCAGCAAGATTTTAAAATTCCTCGTATTAAGGAATACTTCCAAGCTCGTTTTGAGTGGCTTATAAGGGGCTTCGAAGACCCTATGAAGGAAAAAGAAGAAACAAAAACAAAAACAAAAGAAAAAGAAGAAACAAAAACAAAAGAAGAAGCAGCAAGCTGCTCAAGTGATAAAAAAGTTGCAGAAGAAGATCCAATAGCATTTTATGAGCAAAACTTTGGAGTTCTTAAACCATTTGTGGCTGAAGGTATTAATGCATGGATTGAAGATTTGAATGCACAGCTTGTTATCAAAGCAATGAAAATAGCTTTAGAAAAGAATGCACCTAATATGTCTTATGTACAAGGTATTTTAAGAGATTGGCATGCTAAGGGGTATAAGAGTATTACTGATGTTGAAGCTGCACAAACTCAATTCCGTAAGAAATACCATTCTCGTGGTGGAAGAAATAATGCTCGAAATGAAATTGTTCCTGATTGGTTACATACTCAAGATACGGAAACAAATTCTCAGTCAGTAGAGCTTAGTGAAACCGAATTAGAAGCTGAACGTAAACGTTTAGAACAAGTGTTATCTAAATATAAAAAAGAGGCTTAGGAGGATTGTAATGCAAAAGCAGTTAACAATATTTGATGTTGAGCCTGTAGTAGCATTCGATACGGAGAAAGCAAACATTCATCGATTAAATTCTAAAGTTCGTTTTACGGATGTAGTTGTTCAAGTGCCAAAACAAGTAAGAGCCACTGATGAATTAAAATCAACAACAGCGCCAGATGATCAGTATGAATTATTTGAGGAATATACAATTGGAATTTGGAGATTTAAGCGAGTGGAAGATAAACAGTTCGATTGGGAAGAAGCGGAGGAGCTTTGCAAGTCTGCGAGAGATAATAAAGAACCGATTTCAATACGACTTTATTTATCATTAGAACAATCATTTATTCCCGATAATGTTGTGGAATATCTATAACAAAATAAAAAAGTCGAGATTGCTCCCGACTTGCTTCGACAAAATAATCATAACATACGGGAGTGGTCTTAGTGGGAATTATTAAAGAAAATCTTGTAGAAATGACAGCTGAAATAGATTTGAAAATAAACGGAATATATGTTGTTAAAAATGGTCAGGTCCAATTAATAGAACCACCCCAAGGTGGATTTGGTGAACAATCATTTGTATATCAAAGTGGAAAAGTAATTCGTATGGAAGAACGAAAAACACAGTTACTTTAATCAAATTTGAATTTTATTAAGAAAAAAGGAAGAGGTTTTTGAGAGTATGTATAAGCCCCTTCAATATTTATAGGGACTTTATAGCGAAATGTATATCTAAACAGAATTTTCCGCTTGCACTGCCAGGTTCTAAGAGACGAATAGTAACTGATTGTGTATCTTCAATTGTTTTGGAAATTGAATTTCCAGGAGGGACTATGAAAAGGATGGACTTACTCATGCTTTGTTGTACGCTAACTTCAATTAGTGAACCTTGTAAACTGTTAAAGACTGTGACAGTAGCAGTAACAGGTTGTTCTATTCTCTTTTCCCAAACTTCTAGAAAGGTAGGGTTGTCATTAAGTAGAAAGTTACCACAAATTTCATTACATACAAGTTTTTGTTTTTCTTTTGGTATTGGTAATGAATCACAGGTTGGTATTGGAAAAGCACAGGGTATTGGAAATAGATATTTAAAATCCAAAGAATTTTTTTTCATAATATAATGCCTCATTTCAATAGTATAAGCGTTGTATATAAATTAAGAAAAAGATATTAAATCCAAAATGAATTAATATCTTTTTCTGACAATCTATGCTACTTGACGTGCAGCTTCAACACAAACTCTACCACTAACAGGTTGACCAGCGGTGCCAGAAAAAGCAACCAATGTTCCTATGTTTGACACAAAAACAGTTTGGCTATTACCTGGAGTTATTGGGCCAATAATATTTGTACCATTGTTCGCTAAAAAGGCAGTAATTGCACCGCTTGCAGGGTTATTAGTAAGAGTGACATAGCCGGAAAGAACTGGACCTCCAGTATTGTTAAATACTGTAGCTCCACCAACTACATCACCTCCTGTTGTCGTGAAAGAATTGCATGTAGAAATAGAGACAAACTGAGGGTCTGTACAACAACACATATACAACATCCTTTCATTTGTTAAATAATACTTATCGAAATATAAAAATACTTCACCTTATTAGATGCTTGTTTTTATTAAGGGGGCACGGCTCATAGGAAGTAATTTTAATTGAAGGGATAATTGTAACAAGAGGATTTTATTAAGAGAATTTATTACAAAAGCGTTATTTGAATACAAAGAGGGGGAAATGAAAAATGGAATACGTTGAAAAAGCAACTAAAGATATTAGAGAGAATTGGTTTGTAGATCATGTAGCTGAAATTCAAGGTGAAGAAGGGTTACAGGTTGTTTATTGGGGCAAGCCTGGAACAAATATGTATCGTACTAAATTTGTTCTTGCAGGATATAACGTATTTATTTCAGGGGATATTGGCGAAGCGGTGTATAACCTTACATGTCCAGCAACATTAGAAAATATTAAAGGATTCAATTTAGGGTATTTTACTGAAAAGTTAACGGCTTTTTGTGAAGAACGTTGGAATTTTGATGAAGAAAAGGCAAAAAGGGAACTTGATGAATATTGGAAGGACTACGATATAAACGAAACAAGAGAAGACGGACAGGAAGTATATGATCGTATTATTTCAGCAATTGATGAGAGTTCATCTATGGAAGGTTACCATTTTTGGTTAAGTGACGTTTATCATAGCAGCTCCTTAGATTCTGACACGTTGGAAGACATTTGGAATTTCGGTAAAAGGTTGCCACGTCGTTTAATTGGTTACTGGTTAGGATTGCAAATGGCAATTGAACAATTAGAGAAAAGCAAACCGGCAGCAGAAGCAGTTACTTTATAACAAAATAGTTATTTGAATTAGTTTTATCAATAAAAAAAGAGCCGTATTAAGACTCTTTTTAAAAAGGTTTATTAATCATTTGTTCTCTAACCAAAACAAAAACTGTGCCTGCAACAACACAGTTTGCATAGATTTTGCCACTTATGCCGCCGAAAAATTCAAGTCCGAAAGGTAGTAAAAAAGTAGCAATTCCTACTATGTAAGCGAATATGCCGAGTAATTTAGCTAGTTTATTTTTATCACCAATAAAAGTAGCATCTTGGTATCCAGCAATAAGAAATAATTGTTTTTTAATATGAATCAGATAACCCATTATTACAATGATTAGACTAACAAGTGTGCAAACTACAAATCCACTCATTATATTCACCTACCTTATTTAAATTTTACCATATTTAGGTTGTTTTTTATAGGGTTAACAAAGGAGCTCATCTTGTTATAAGGGGGAAGGTAGAATCAAAATGACGGAAATAGAGGAATTGAAAGTGAGCATTTTTTTATAAAATTCTTATTTTAAAGCTAAAGAACGCCTTGTGGAGCGCTCCTTATGCCTAATTATAAATGCTTATGTTCGTTCTTAGATTGATTTCTTGCTTGGAGGAATAAAATGCTCTTAAACAAAGTTTAGATAGACAATACAGCCAATAATTACAATATAATACATCGCACAAAAGAAGATTAAAATGTATTTTAATGTCTTGTTCAAATTAGTACCGTCCTAAAAGAGAATTATTTGGATTTTAATATGGTATGTAAAAAAAGGTGCATTTATACAAGGGAAGGGTAGCTAGCAAAAGTAAAACAAAATCTTTATTTAAACATAAAAAGAGCGCCCGGGAAAGCACTCTTTGACCAAGGCTCATATCGAAAAGTGGTAACAATATATCCTATGTGTATTTTTAACGTATGTGCAAATTCTAAACAAAATCTTTATTTCATAACAAGCGAAAAAGAGCACACATATAAGCGTGCTCAGAGACAAGAAAGGTAGATTTCCATGAGTGGAGAGTCTCCATACAATAACGTATACTTGTCAGGTATAAATGCGACAAGTTTTTATTCCATGAGAAAAGAGCACTTACTTACGGTGCTCTTTAGGGAAAAAGTGAAATGTTGAAAAGTAGATTAGGGTTTCTTGCTTCGAAATAATATATGACCATTTCATCGTAATGTGACAATGAATCGCTAATGCTAACTACTTGTTGAAAAAAGAATCCCCTCTAGATTATTGAATGCCAGAGCTTCAAGAAATAATTAATTTAACTTTTCAATTACAATCGAAGCATTTATATTTGTTTGTGTTCCACCTGCTAAAGTTTGCAAAGTAACTGCAGCAGCGGAAGTATGATTATTAAGGGTAATAATATCACCTGCGGCTAAAGAGAGAATTGTTTGCCCATTGTTTTGCTGAGTTCCTGCACCTGATCCATAAACTGCGCTGGTAACCGGAGCACCATTTAAAAAAAGTGTGAATTGATTAGGCTCAACTCCTGATACAGAAAAAGAAATTTTATAATCTCCTGCATTAAGAACCATTAATTGAGAAGTTCCCAGTGTATGAGTAAAACCAGATGTCATTCTACCATGTGAATTAAAAAGAATAGGTGCTTCTAAGGCAACAACTTGAGCTGCTGTATTGAAAACATAAGCATAATGAGATAACCCAGATACTGTAAGACCGGTAGGCCCAGTAGGTCCGGTAGCTCCAGCGGTTCCTGGTAATCCAGTAGGCCCAGGAATGCCTTGGATGCCTTGGATACCTTGAAGCCCAGTTGGGCCAGTCGGTCCGATAGGTCCAATAAGTCCCGGATCACCTTGAATACCTTGGATACCCTGAATTCCAGTCGCCCCAGTTATTCCAGTGGGTCCAATAGGACCAATAGGCCCCGGATTACCTTGAATCCCCTGAATCCCTTGACTTCCTTGAGGTCCAGTGGGGCCAGGAATGCCTTGGATCCCTTGGATACCTTGAAGTCCGGTTGGTCCTGGTGACCCAGAAGGTCCAGTGGGGCCAGTCACTCCGGTTGGTCCTGGTGGTCCCCCAGAAGGTCCAGTCGGGCCCGTTGGTCCTGGCGGTCCCCCGGAAGGGCCGGTAGGTCCAACAGCTCCAGAAGGTCCAGTTGGACCTACAGAACCAGGAATGCCAGGAATCCCTTGAGGGCCGGTCGGCCCAGGAATCCCTTGAATCCCTTGAATGCCAGGAATCCCTTGAATGCCAGGAATCCCTTGAATTCCAGTGACCCCTGTTATTCCAGTGGGTCCAATAGGACCTTGAATGCCAGGAATGCCTTGGATGCCTTGGATACCTTGAATTCCAGAAGGTCCAGTTGGACCAATAGATCCAGAAATCCCAGGAATCCCTTGAGGTCCAGAAATACCTTGAGGCCCAGTAGGTCCCAGGCTACCTTGAATTCCAGTAGGCCCGGTAGGTCCCCGAGGTCCACCTGAAGGTCCGGTAGCTCCAGTAGGTCCCGAAGGTCCAGTAGCACCGGTTAATCCAGTAGACCCGATTTGAGGTAAAGGAAAGGCACATGGAAAGGGTATGTGACAATTCTTTTTAAATTTACTCATTTTTACACCTCCCTTATAAATTAACTAACAATTTATATTTATACTTTAACAACTTATGAGTAAACAGACACACGGGTGTAAGGAAAAACCCTACAATAATTACATAAAAGGTTTTAAGAGCAAGCCTTTATTTCACATTCCATACCAAAAAGAGCACTATATAAGTGCTCTTCGGATCAAAGCTCTTAGTGTAAAAGAGTACGTGATACCAAATGTAATTTTTTCATGGCGTGAAGTATTTGAACAAAAAAGCTATTTGATACTGAAATTATCCACTTTAAAAAGAGCACTATAAAAAGTGCTCTTTCAAAAAATATTGTTATTTACTTAATTTTAATAATAACTAACAAAAAGAAATTGGAGTTTGCTTACTGTTATATAAGTTGCGAAAAATTTATTACGGCTGGGGTTACTGTAAATATTCTTAGTGAAATTGTTGCTGACCTTGTTGGTTACCCATTTGTTGACCTTGTTGGTTACCCATTTGTTGACCTTGTTGGCCACCCATTTGTTGACCTTGTTGGCCACCCATTTGCTGACCTTGTTGACCACCCATTTGCTGGCTCACTTGATCAACCTGTGTTTGGGCCTGTGCAATAGCTTGATTAATTTGACTTAATGTTTGATTAGATTGTAGGTACTGTAATCCTTGATTTAATGTTTGAATAGCTTGTTGGATAGTTTGCTGTAATTGTTGATCCGCTTGTTGCATTTGTTGTTGAGATTGATGACTAAATTGTTGAAGTTGTTGCATTAGTTGATTAGCTTGTTGTAATCCTTGTTGTTGACCTTGTTGTTGACTTTGAGTTGTTTGAGATAAAGATTGTTGTAACTGTTGAATTTGGTTTTTAAGGCTAGTTAATTCTTGTGAAACTTCTAAATCAGCAGCTTTACGTGCTACTGCTTCAACTTTTTTCTCAGTACGTTTGTCCATTTTTAACTACTCCTTATGTAACCACATCATTGTGTGGGACATTTTTATAATGTACAAATTCTTATTTTTGATACTAAAAAATAAAATTTAAAGACTAGGGAGGAGAGGGATATAAATAGTACTTTAATCGAAAATAGGACAAGCAATTTTGCTTGTCCTAGAAGGAGGAAATTTCAAAACACCAAATTGACTCGTATTGGTAAACAGGTTCCTGCATAGTATGATTCAAATTAAGAAAGTTATACAAAAATAGCAGGCAAAGAAACTTTGCCTGCTTGTGGGTTGAATGAGTTAGCCAATTGTGATGAAACGCCTTCCCATCCTTTTACAAGAAGAGTGAAGCCACTAGTTCGAATGGCTTAGAAGTATCGTGTGTAGTTTAGTTGAAAAATATGTAAAAGAAGATAAAGAATTTATTTTATAGCAAAAAAGAGCATTATTTGTAAATGCTATTGAAAGACGAGCATCAATAATTACAAGAGATTGGCTCAATAGAACTTAGGATTTTCTTATTTCAAGGTAAAAATTAAATGTAAAATAGGAGAACAGATACATAGACTGTTCTCCTAAGGAGCGGGAATACTGAATTTGAAGTGCATCTCAAATGACAATCAATCAAGCGTTTCATAAATAGTATGTACTTATGTTGAGATTTAATACAACAAAACAGCTAGCGTAGCTAACTGTTTTGTCTTAGGAAGAATTCAAGAAAATCTGAGATTCATTATGGAATAGCTATTACCAACTTATTTATAGTATGTGGATGTTTTTGTAATATTATGTATGTGTTGAGAAGTTAATAAAAATTTCATTTTGTAGAAAAGAGGGAGCTAAAAAAGAGCACTATATATAAGTGCTCTAGTCGAGAGTGAGTATAAATTCCTATCATTCTATATTAGTATATGCACTGTATTATGTAGTTGCTACTAAAGTTAATGTCAGTTTTTAAAATTAGAGGTTTCTTTTAATGAAACCTCTAAAAAGACAACTAAAGTTACGTTATAGTAAATTCAATTGCAATAGGAGTACCCCCATCTAGGACGGCTCCTCCTACAATAGTAGCAGCTGTAGTAGTCACACCAGTAATAGTATCACCAGTTTGAATAACGCCATTAATATAAAGCGTAAAAAAAGCATAAGAAGCAGGGAATGTTGTTACAGCACCAGTGTCATCAGTGAAGTCTGTGTTAGCAAAAGTTAAATCCGCTCCAGCGGCAGTTCCTGTTGCTGCTGTACTTACAAATCGTCTTCCAGCTATAAATGGCTTAACGATAGGCATTTATGTTCACCTCTTTTTAAGAATTAACTCGGACAAGTTTTTAGAAAGCTTGGTCCTGTATTTTATACTATGTTGTATTTCTATGAAAAGAAACGGCTTGTAAACTAGTATACAAACGCTATTTTAGTAAGGAACATTTAAAAGGACCCGATTAGGGGGACGGGTCCTTTTAATGAAACAATAACCTTTATAGAATTACCAATACATTACCATAAAAGGTAATTAGTTTCCATGATGTGGATATTGAGAAATCTTTTTATAGCTACTTCAGCTAGCTACTTCATTCAGCACAACAAAGCAGCTAGCTGAAATAGCTAACTGCTCTATTGTACAATTTTAGAAGTTTCACTGGATACAGATATAAGTTGTAACGAAAAGTTACAACTATAGTATAAACAGAATTCGAAAAAATATGCAGGAAAGAAAACTAAATTAAAACTTCATTCAGCACAACAAAGCAATCAGCCTAATGAGCTAACTGCTTGTTGTACAAAAGAAAATTAGGCCCTACAAGTTAAGATGTGTAACTTAGAGTTACAGTTATAGTGTTAGCAGGACTGGAAATGTTATACGGGGATTAATACAACAAAAATTTCATTTTGTAGAAATAAGAAAATTAAAAAAGAGCACCATGCATAAGTGCTCTTTAAGATAGGAGGTAACACTTTGAGCTGAGGCTAGGTTAGAAGTATATGGTGTAAAAAAAGAAATAAGAACAAAATTTTATTATTAGTTCAATATAAAAAAACAGTTAGCAAAAAGCTAACTGCTAAGCCCTCAGAGAAAGAGGAAAAGAACATTACAGAGGTCACTGTGAATTCAAGCTGTATCAGCCCATTTATAGTATTGGACAGAATTTAGAATTTTATTCGAATAAACTAAAAAGAGCAGCTAGCAAAAGCTAACTGCTCACCTCTCGACCAAGAGAGCTAGAGTGGGAAGAATTTAAAATAACCTTTTAAATTCTTGCATAGTATCGGAAAAAATTAGAATTTTATTCACGTAAAACTTAAATTAGGAAGTTCAATAATTGAATGTATCTATAGCATAGACAAGGTTTAAAAATTTATTCAAGGGAAATAAGGAATGGGTACTTATTGAAAAAAGGCAGTCAAGGAGTACTTCAAGAAGCAAGAGTTGGAACGCAATAAAAAGCAGTTAGCAAAAGCTAACTGCTCGAATCATGGAATGTGTTTAAGAAATGGGTTGTCTACAGTATTGACGTAATGTTGAGTTTTATTCAGGCGTAGAAGGTCTTTTTCAAAAGAAAAACGCTAGGATTTCTCCTAGCAAGTCACAGGGTATTCGTGCATAGACGAATTTACTTATATTATAACGCAATAACTAACTGTTCAAGATGTTAATGTTATTAATTTTTTTACGAGATAATTACATTTGCAAATTGAGAGTAAAGTTAGATTTGAACAAAATAATCCTTTGAAATGAATATCGTCCGGCTAGAAAACTAGAGGACACCAATTCATTAAAGCAGCCATTAAAGCTGTTTTAGGAATAGGTGTCCTTTTTATTTTGAAAAGGGAGATGGGGAAATATGAAGACACTAAAAGACCCATTACGCGAGTGGAAAAAGCAATCCAAGAAAGGAAAGAAGAAAAACAAGAAAAAACAAAAAGAGAAATTAAGTACTCGTGAAATTGAGCATTTAATGGGGATGCATAGACCTTGTTATGAGCGTAGACGTGGAGCATTAAGACAAAAGTAATTTAAAAATAAAAAGGAGTGGTCTTACATGACTAAACAATTATCTTTCTTACCAAAAATTGATAGAACAGCAACACAGGAGGAATTAGAAGGTGTGTTGGAAAGCGTACGTATACATAGACAATTTGGGGTGATGCGTAAAGAAATGAAAGTCACTCCTTCTTATGAAATACGTGAACACGGTCCTACACATACAGTTGGAAAACCATTAGAAGATGTTGCTATAGCAAATATTCAACAAAGCAAGCGAGAAGAGCAGCTTGAGAAAATGTCATTACGTATTGATCAGTTTCTAAATCGATTAGGGAACGGACGTGCAGGAAGCATTCAAAGAGATATTATTTATAAACGTTATTTAGAAGAAGAGGACGTATGTGATTACATGGTTTATAACGAAATAGGGATGTCAGAGCGTACTTATCGACGTTGGAAGTCTAAAGCATTTTATAAGCTCGCTTTTGCACTTGGATTAGAAGTTTACGAGGCAGAAGAGACTGGAGGTAATGAATAATGAATTTTGTTCAGCCAATACGTGATCCAGAAGAAATACAGCAGCTGAAAGAGTATTTTAAGGAAAAGAGCTTACGTAATTACATCCTCTTCATTATGGGCATTAATACAGGCCTTAGAATCTCAGATATTTTGAAATTAAAGGTAGGAGATGTCAAAAGCAGTCATATATCTATGCGGGAAAAGAAAACAGGGAAACAGAAACGAATACAAATTACTGCAGCGTTGAAAAGAGAACTTAAGTGGTTCATTGAAGAGCGAGAAGATAATGAGTACCTATTACAAAGTAGACAAGGTAAGAATCGCCCGATTGGTCGTAGCATGGCATATAAGATATTAAGCGGAGCAGCGGCAGAGTTTGGATTAGATGAAATAGGAACACATACACTGAGAAAGACGTACGGGTATCATATGTACATGCAAACAAAAAACATAGCATTACTCATGGAGATATTCAATCACTCCTCAGAGAAGGTCACGTTACGTTATATAGGTGTAAATCAAGATGCAATGGATAAGGCAATGACAAGGTTTAAAATCTAATCATTGCTTATTTCTTTTTAAATCTAGGGTATTGCAGCATTTTGGAAAAAATAAAAAAGACTCGACCGTTTTTTGGTCAAGTCCTGTATTAAATTACAAACTATTTCCCTTTAAGCACCAGGAATATTTGGAACTAAATTCTGAACGATTTTGATAAGATTATTTGTGATATCTTGTTGTTGAGATGTAAGTGTATCGGATCCATCAGTAAATACTGTAACGCAGATTGGACAAGCTTCGATATGAATTCCCAATAAATTAATAGCTAGACCACCTGGTATATCCACAGTAAGAATCGATGTGGAACCTTCAGGAGGAGTACAAGTCTCACAGTTAGTTTCAAGAGCCATAGAGTCACCTTCTTTCTTGATAGAGTTAATATATAAATATGTTCGAAGATACTCAAAGGACAAAGGTATTTGTACAAGCTTCGAAAATTGTGTTAGTGACTCAGATTTCCCCCCAATGAACTCAAGTCCTTCAGAAGATGTTACAATTCTTGGATTAGTATCGGTATCGTGTACAATGAAAATCCCACCAAGCTTGGTGAATTCATCAATGATTCCTCCTGGTTTCATCATTGCCATGACGTCCAGATCAGTAATATTCCCTTGAATTCCGATCCAAACACACCAGTAATCCGCTGCCAGTTGTTCACCTGTAGTGTATTGATCTTTGATAATTGATGGAGATATCTGCAAAACAGTATATTTAGTGAGTGACCAAAGTTGTTTGGCAAAATCATAAGAAGCAACATCATTCTCAAGCAATAAGACGTCCTTACCAAAGTCGAAAGTTCTGCTAGGACAATTCATACTGGTTGTCTCAGTCCTAGGAATTGTTCTATTTATATCCAACGTACAATTATTGGATTCCTTTAAATTTGTAGTTTGAACCACTGGTTCAATAACGGTGAGACAACTATCCGAACTCATGATTCCGTCTAATCTTGCAAAAATTTGAGCTTCCCCAGTATTAATTGCTGTAGTCAAACCTTTTGTTTCTTCCTCATTTGAAACTATTGCACTTGAAAGATTGCTAGAGTACCACTCTACAAGTTTTGTAATGTCCCTAGTTGATTTGTCAGAATACGTACCTGTCGCAGTAAAATGATGGCTCGAACTTGAACAAAGAGATAAAGTCTTAGGATCTATCTTGATGGAAACCAAGACAGATATTCTTTTTTCGTAACATTCTTTCTCTTTTGGGATGAACAGAATAGGAGGGTTAAATTGATTGGAAGTGTTCATTTGTGTTAGCCTCACTTTCTTTATCATACATTTAATCAATATATGTTACATACAGAACTCGGTTTGGACTTGACCGCTCCCCTGATTATTTAGTTCATTTTAATCTGAAACTATTCACTTCCAGCAACGATAATTATGTAAATAAGCTGTCCACATGGGCAGCTTATTTTATTTTTCCTCATAGCGTAGGTTATTTTGCAAAATACTGGTGGCATCCCCTATACAGTTACTCATAATTTTCGTACTGTGTAACTCAAAAGAGAAAGTAAAATGAAATCAATGTTACCAAGGGATTCAGCGAAAGGGGCAGTTACACACAATATAAGATATGGGTAAGTGAAGAGAAGGCATAAAAAAGGAGCGTAGTTCGTCAAACAGATGTAATGCTCTATTACTTTTAAGTTAAGAAATTCATTGTTTCCGATTAATTGCATCTGTTTTTTGTGATTGTTATTGATTTAAAAAAATAAAAAATCGCCTTATTAAAGGCGATTCATTTTGCATTTTTTTTGATAAATAAATATCTTTTAAAATTAAATACAATGTTCTACATTAACGTCTTTCTGGATTATTGTCTTTTTTTCTAAGACCAAATAATCCTACTAGTCCCAATAAACCAAGCCAAGCCCAATTATTATTTTTATTACGATTATCATTTAAATCATTTGTCGTATTTACATTTCGAGTTCTCACATCATTATTAACTCTAGTCGTGTTATAGTCATTAGCTCGATTTGTAATATTATTATTGTTAGCTCTATTCGTATTATATCCATCGTATTCAGCATGGACGCTTGTACCAAAAAACGTAATAGTTAGTAATAGGGCACCTAAAATAGATGAAAGTTTTTTCTTCATGGTTTTCCCTCCTTTCGCATTTAGTAATGTCTCCAGTTCCTTTAGACAATATTCGGTTAAAAATATATAAAACCATTTGAATTCAAATTATGATAAATATCTTTAATTTTTATTATTAAAAGTACTTAATAATAATGGATTAAGTTAATTGAAATGTATTTATTCTTTATAAGCATAAATTTTGGGTAACGGTACATTCTATGAGAGGTAATTACTATATTTGGGTAAGGTGTTCCTTATGAGTAATAAGAACTTATTTTCTTTAATCAAGAACATGGTTGGGAAAATTTTTTCTATAGTAAGCATTGTTGTTAAAAGTCTAATTTCTTTAAGGAGGAATATTTTTATGGGTATTTTAAGTGGAAATCCACAAAATGAACCAATGCATTACGGAGAAGTCTTTGGAATTTGGAGTTATCTTGCAGCGGCACAAGGCGCGATTGCTGGATATCAAGTTCTTATTAACCATACAGGGGACGAGGATTTAAAGAAATTTTTAGAGAACCTTGTAGAGAATGATATCCAATCAGAAGTTGAAGAATTAAAAAATATCTTGAAATTGAATGGTGTTGCATTACCACCAGCACCTCCAGAAAGACCAGTCGCATCTATTGAAACGATTCCTCCTGGTGCTCGTATTAATGATGCAGAAATTGCAGCTAAAGTTTCTATGGATCTTGCTGCTGGCTTAGTAGCATGTAGTCAAGCTATGGGACAATCTCTTCGAGAAGATGTTGGAATGATGTTTGGTCAATTTCATATGAAAAAAGCACAAGCTGGAGCTATATTACTTCGTCTGAATAAGAAAAAAGGTTGGATTATTCCGCCTCCATTACATGTTCTACAATCCGATCAAGCATAGTTATTGAAAGAAAGTTCAATTTATTCAGTGTAGCTGTTGCAGTGAGGTAATCTAGGAAAATAAAGGTTATTAGCGAATTAAAATAAATGGCAGAATCGTGACCGTTATTTGGCAGTAAGTGTGCCGGTTGTTTTGGAATTAGCATGTTATATTTGTATTGTGAGAGGTGGCGGAAAACACTACTCACTATGTTTTTTCTAAAATTCTAAACGGTTCGTAATGACGGCGCATAAAATCCGAAACCAGCAGATGGTAGTGATTGAATGATACCGTTATTAAGGAGAGCTTTTGCTCTTCTTTCAGTTACTTAATAATGCATAAAAAGATTGTTGCAGCAACATTAGGTGATTGGAAGAAGGGTAAAACTTCATTTACCGTAATTAAAGTACAAATAAATAATTGATATCAGAGCATCCATTCAGGTTCTTTTTATTTTGGAGGAGATTGTACTTTGAAAATACCATTAAAGAAATGGTGCTTGAATAGAAGTTGTGGATTTGAAGAGGCTCTCATACGATACGTGATGGTTGTAAATGCCCTAAACGTTAATGGGTCAATGATGAATCAAATTGGTGCAAATGAAAGATAAGAAAAATAAAAAAAGAGGGCTGAATCCCTCTTTTTCTTTTGATATGCTAATTAATCACAAATCGGTATTCCAAGCACTCTTAGAGCTAATGCTACTTGAAGAGAAATCTCTAATCTAGCAATCTCGATACCAGCTACTGTAAGAACTAAAAAAGGTTGGCCATTTACAAACACAACGCAACTTTCCATGGTTACGCCTCCCTTCTAGTAAACTACTACAGTATATGAGTTGAATATTAATATGTAATAGTTAAATTGATGGATTTAATAGAATTGATAGATTTACCTTGTTCTAACAAAACAAACTCAACACAAACCAAATATTGTAAAGGTGATTTAAAAACCATCTAATGTAACACATCATATATTTTGTTACGTAAATTTCGATAAAAATAGAGATAGTTAACTAAGTGAAGTTTATACAAGGGAAAGCGGAGGTTTTAGGGGAATAACAGCGTAAAATCAACGATGTATAAAACATGTTGTAAGTGGAAGTTCATGAAATTGCCACAAACGTTGATATGACGGCATATTTCCCGAAAGTCTTGTTTACATAAGTAACCTTATCGGTAGTGAATTTGAATATCTATTCATTTCCCGTGCATACAACAAATTTCGTTATGGATTTTTAAAAATATGATTCTTTTGAGGTGGTGTAAATGGAAGGAAATATAAAAGTTCCTACATGTTCTGTTTGTAATGAACCCTGCATGTGGACATTAAAAATGCCATTAACTATTACTCATTTTGATAAAACATATATCCGCGAAGCAAATACGGATAATGCTTATATATGCATTGAGTGTTTAGAGACGGAAGTACAAACAATTGGATAAGGGGGCAGGTGTTATGTAATTATGGCCAGACAACGAAGTCCAGACCGCAACAAAGCGTATGAAATATTTAAAGAACATAACGGTGATATTACGAATCGAAAAATTGCTGAATTGTTGTCTACATCCGAAAAAACTGTAAGCGAAAAAACGGTTGGAGGATGGAAATCCAAAGATGAATGGATAGACAAATTAAATGGAGTACTCCATAAAAATGAACGGAGTACTCCAAAGAAAGATACGGAGTACTCCAAAAAGAAACCAGGAGCACCCAAAGGTAATAGGAATGCTGTAAACAATCGTGGTGGAGCTAAAAAGGGCAATAAAAATGCTATCGGTAATCCCGGAGGTTCTGCTCCACTACGTAATGGTAATGCTGCTACTCATGGTTTATATAGAAAGTATTTACCAAAAGAATTATATGATTTGAAAGAAGAGCTAGAGGAAGCGATTAACAATGATCCTTTATCGATTCTATGGGAAGGTATAATGTTGCAGCACGCTCAAATCATTCATGCTCAACGTATTATGTTCGTTAATAATAAAGAGGACATGACAAAGGAACTAAGAAAGAAAAAACTTAGTGAAAGCGGATTTGAAGAAGAGTGGGAAATTCAATTTGCTTGGGATAAACAAGCGAGTTTCTTAAATGCTCAATCTAAGGCCCTTTCTACTTTGTCTGCTCTTATTAGAGATTTTGACAGATTAGCAAATATAGATGATGAGCGACGTGCCAAACTTGAATTTATCCAGGTTCAAATCGACAAAATTAAATCTAATACTAATAATGATGATAACAATATTGATCCAGTTGTCATTGTAGATAATGTCAGTGGTGATTTAAATGTCTAAAAAGCAAATCGGTGAAATACTGCCACCGGCATTTCATCAAGTTTGGTTAGCTCGTAAATGTGAATCGATATTAAAAATCGTTTGTAAAGGCGGGCGTGGTTCGGGTAAATCTACTGATATATCCATTTGTATTGTTATGGATCTTATTCAGTTTCCTATTACAGTGCTTTGCATACGTAAAGTAAAGGATACAATAAGGGAATCTTGCTATGAGCAAATAAAAGAAGCTATAGAAATACTAGGTGTAGAGCATTTATTTCGTTTTAAAGAAAGTCCAATGGAAATCATTTATAAGCCGCGTGGAAACAAAATGATATTCCGTGGCGCTGATGACCCTGCAAAAATCAAATCTATTAAGATAGCAAAATATCCAGTTGCTATTGCATGGTTTGAAGAATTGGCCGAATTTAAATTAGAAGAAGATGTTTCTACAATAGAAAAATCTATTTTGCGTAAAGAATTACCGAATGGATTGCGATATAAAATGTATTACTCATACAACCCACCGAAGAGAAAACAATCCTGGGTTAATAAGAAGTTTGAAACGCAATTCAGACCAAAGAATACATTTGTACATCATAGTACATACCATGATAACCCGCATATTTCTAAGCAGTTTGTAGAAGAAGCAGAAGAAACGAAAAGGCTGAAACCGCAGCAATACGAACATGAATATGAAGGGAAACCGACAGGCAGTGGTGTTGTTCCATTTAGTAACCTTAAATTCAGACGTATTACAGATAAAGAAATTAAAACATTTGATAATATACGTCAAGGAATTGACTGGGGTTATGGGAATGACGCGCTGTCTTTTGGTCGTATGCATTATGACAAAACACGCAGGAAGCTTTATATATTTGGTGAAATACATGGTGTTAAAATCAGTAATCGTTCATTAGCTGAAAAGATAAAGAAACTCGGCTGGGATGATGTTGAAATAATTGCGGATTCTTCTGAACCAAAATCAATCGATGAAATGAAAAACGATCATGATATTAAGAAAATCAAGGGTGCAATTAAAGGGCCTGGTTCTGTTGAATACGGAGAAAAATGGTTAGATGATTTAGTAGAAATCATAATTGATCCTGAGCGTTGCCCAAAAACTGCAGGTGAATTTGAAAATATTGATTATGAAGTTGATAAAGATGGTAATCCGAAAAACAGATTACAAGATAAGGACAATCATAGTATCGATATGACTCGTTATGCATGTGAGGACGATATGAGTAAACGTAAAGTAGTTATGGGTGGAAAGGTTAAAAGAATGTAGTCGAGCATTTATTGTTCGGCTATTTATTTTGCTCTATTAATAGAAGAAAGGAGGACATACAAAGGATATGAGCGACAAGAAAACCATAAATAATGTAAAAGTAATTAGCGTTAATAAAGCTGCAGATGATCCAAAAAATAAGGAAGATAACAGCAAACAAATGGCAGTTGACCCATTCGCACAAATATATGGAGATAAGGGATTGGTTAAGCCCCCTTATGATATGAAGGTACTGATGGATATAAAGGAAAGTAACCCTATTCATTCTGCTTGTATTAGTGCCAAAGTGGATGATATTGCAGGTGTCGGTTTTGACTTCGCACCTTTTGAAGAAGTGAAAGAAGCAGCGAGCCAGGAGCAATATGAGATGCTAAAAAATTTCATGCGGAAGTGCAACCCAGAAATGACAAGTTCAGAAATTCTTAGAGCTGTATGGGAGGATTATGAAACAGTTGGCTGGGGCATTATTGAAGTTGTTCGTGATAATAAAGGTGAAAGTCCGGTAGAGCTTTATCATATACCAGGACATACAGTACGTGCTCATAAGGACAAAATACGCTTTGCTCAAATTGTAAACAATAAAGAAATCTGGTTTAAAAAGTTTAATTATCCAAATGATTATCATCTTGCTGATGGTAGGCCTTTAGGTGCAGATGATCTTGCAGGAAATGGAACAGAAAAAGCCGGAGAAGTAATTGTTATTCGTAAATTTGGTTCTCGTTCTTCTTATTATGGAATACCTAATTACGTTAGTTCTATAGGTTCAATAGTGGGTTCACAAGCAGCAAGAGATTACAATATCGACTTTTTTACAGGTAAAACCATCCCGGATTCCATTTTATTTCTTGAGGGAGTCGATGAAGTAGATTCTGGAACAGAAAATGAACTGAAAGCATTCTTCTCTGCAGAAACAAAAGGAGAACATCATAAATTAGCCGTTGTACCTGTGCCAGATGGTGCGAAAGCAAGGTTAGAAAAGATTAGTCCAGATGTAAAAGAAGGTAGTTTCCGTTTATATAAACAGGATAGCGCAATGGAGATATGTGTGGCCCATCGTGTACCGCCTTATCGTATCGGCTGGGCTATGACAGGTTCATTGGGGCAAACAACTGCTAAAGAAATGAACGAGATGTACAAGCGCTCTATTATAGAGCCTGGTCAAGAAATCCTAGAGCATCGATTGAACAATCAATTGTTCCGTGTATTCGCTGAAATACTAGGTAGTTTAGATTGGCATTTCAAATTAAATGAAATTGATACGGATGACCGTGAAGCGGATTTAAAGTATGCAAAAGACAGTTATGAAGGTGGAATATTAAAACTGAATGAGTCCCGTAAGGTAGTAGGTTATGAACCTGTACCAGAAGGGGATAAATTCTTTGATGGTACAACTGAATCTTCTCTACCGGAACCAATTGCAAAAGCTGCAGATAATGAGCAAGATAACTTAATTGCTATTAATACATTTAGGGAAAAGCATGAAGAAATAGAGAAAGCTATGCAAAAGAAGGTAGCTGATTTTTTTCTGAACAGGGAAAACGGCTCTTAAACCTGCTTCCCGTAATTCGTATTAATAAAGCAGATGAAGAATTTGTTCCTGTAATTAATGAAGCAGAAGTTGATGAATTTCTTGATAGTATTGATTGGGATGAGGAACGACAAATGTTTGTCGATGAAGTCACGGACACACTACAGGATGATGTAACAGAGTTTGTACAGAGTACTATAGCTTCTAACGGTTTAACCTGGATGGTATTAGATCCAATTGGTGACGTTGCTGCAAAATGGGTAGCTACTTACGCTTTTGAATTAGCAAAGGGAATCCATGAAACCACTAAAGATAGATTAAGAGAAACAATGCTAAAGAATCTTAGTGAGGGAATGGGTGTCGATGCATTAAGTGTTTCCATTGCAGATGTAATGTCAGAAGCGAGCAACTACAGAGCGATGATGATTGCACGTACAGAAACTACATATGCAATGAATTACGGCAATTTAATTGCTTATAAGGGCGCAAATAGAAACAAGAAAACATGGCTTACAGGAAACGATGAGCGTGTTTGTAAAGAATGTGGTGGTTTACATGGGGAAACGGTAGATATTGATGATCTATTTAGTAATGGAAAGATGTGCCCACCAGCTCATCCGCATTGCCGATGTACTATGATTTCAGAAGAGTAATAAAATACACCTATTTAATTGGGGTTTCATCGTCAAAACGTATAAGGCTTTAAATTGGCTGCTATGCGTTTTGACAGTGGAACCCCAATATTTATAGGGAAGGAGGTAAAACGATGGGATACGAACTAAAAAACGCCAATATCAGCTATGTTTCATTAGTTACAAAAGGCGCTAATGGTCGTCAATTCGCCATTATGAAAAGCGAATCTGCTAAACAACCAAATATATCAAAGCAAGTTCCAATCCTTAAAACAGAGGAAGAGAAGCAGCTTGTTACAGGTGTAGTATATGAACCTGATGTAGAAGATTCACACGGGGATAAAATGACAGCAGAAGAAATTGAAAAGGCTGCTTATACCTTTATGGAGAATTACCAACACATTGACAAGCAACATGATGAAATCGCTGGTAAAGGGACAGTTGTTGAAAACTGGATTGCTAAAAGTGATATGACAGTAGGCGAACAAGAAGTACAAGCAGGAACATGGCTTATGACTGTTCGTGTTGATGATGCAGACACCTGGGAAGAAATTAAAAAAGGTGAAGTTACCGGTTTTTCTATGGGTGGATTTGGTGAACGAGTAGAAATCGCCAAGACTGATGATTTTACTCATGAAGATAAAGGCCTTATTCGAAAGATGTTAGATTTCGTTAAAGGTGAAACTCACAAAATCACAAAAGGCGAAGTAAAAGACCGCTTTATTGATGAAAAACAAAAGCGTGATTTACGAGCTGTCTTTAATTTGTTTGAAGATGTGTTCTATTGGGAGATTTGGGAAAGTAATCCCGATATCGATCGTATGGTAGCTGCTCTTGATGATATGAAGGACATACTTTCTTCTATTAAAGGTGGTTATACCATTGCGAAATCAGAAGACAGTGTACAAGCAGAAAGCATTGTTTTAGAAAGTATTAAAAAAGCGGGTAAAGTATTATCCCAAAAGAATCATACAAAATTAGATGAAGCATTAGCTTTAATTACTGAAATAAAAGAAGCTGCTTCACCACAGGAGGAAGATGAAATGAAAGCAGAAGATATTGCAGAGATTGTTAAACAAGCAGTAGAACCACTAGCTACTAAGTTAGAAAAGATTGAAAAACAGGTGAATGGTGAAGAGGTAGAACCGACGCCAGAAGAGCAAACAGAGGAAGAAAAAGCTGCAGCAGTTATTCAAAAAGCATTAGAACCAATTACAAAGCGAATTGAAAATATCGAAAATGCTGCTTCTATCCGTAAAGGTTTAGATCCAGATGAAGAAGTTACACCAGGACAACAACCAATAAAAAAATCAGTATTCTCAAATTTAAATTTGTAATATAAGGAGGAATAAACAATATGAACAATCAACAATTATTAAATCGTTTATCTAAAATTGAAAAGACAATTACTACAGGTTCAGTTTCTTCTGGTTTATTAAATCCAGAGCAAAGCAAAGAATTCTTTAGAATGGCATTTGACGCAACACCATTCTCTCAATTACATCGAAAAGAGATGCGTAAAGCAAAACAAGGTGTACTTGATAAAGTTGGTATTGGCGGCCGCATTCTACGTAAGAAAACAGAAAATAAAGATGAGGATTACCGTGCAGGTGTTACTACATCAACTATTCCATACAATACAAAAGCACTCCGCCTACCTTGGGAAATTACAGAAGAAACTCTTCGTGAAAATATTGAAGGTGAAGGTTTTGAAGATACAGTAATGACTCTTATGTCATCTCAAACGGGGGTTGATTTAGAGGATTTACACTGGAATGGTGATATTGAATCATCGGATCCATTCTTATCAATTAACGATGGTTGGTTAAAGAAAATCTTAAAATCTAAAGAATCGCATATTATTGACCACGCTAAATTAGTGACTGGTACAGGAGAAGAAGCAAAAGCAAATGGATTTGGTAAAGGTTCAATCTTTGCGTTATCTGGTGTTATGCCAAACAAATATAAGAATAGTAATCTACGTTGGATCATGTCGCCAAATCGTAGAGAAAAATGGATTGAGTATTTAACAAATCGTCCTACAGGTGCTGGTGACGCTGCATTACTTGGAGCAGGAGATCAAGTTAATAAACCGATGGGATACGGAATTGTTACAGTTCCTTCTTTAACGGATGATGTTATTATTCTTGCAGATCCACGTAACTTTATTGCTGTTAACACATACGAAACTCGTATTCGTAAAACAACAGAAGGTAAATCTGCAGTAATGGAAGATAAACGATTCTATGTAATTCACTTTGATGATGATGCTGTAATTCAAGAATTGGATGCAGTAGCAATCCTAATAAATATTCCGGATACGTTTGGAGCTTAATATCCAGGCGTATTTTTTATGGTAATAAACCCTTTGTTATTAGGGTTTTGAATGTATACTTTTTTAATATTTTCTTGTTTTTAACGGAAAACGAGACAGAACCAATAAAACCAACAATACGAATGTAAACTTTCATTGATTAGTTTACATTCGTATTTTCAATGAGAAAAAACACAGCAATGACCTAGGCTATATTGTGAATGCTCATAGTACTATATGTTGGATATCAAAAACGTGTTAAAAAGTAAACTTTTAATAATTAGTTTACATTCGTGAAAGGGGTGTTAATTATGAAAGTAGTTACGCTGCGATTAGGTGGTACTTATACCGCTTATGGACAAAAGTTTAAGAATGGCCAAGAAGAAACAATAGCAAATGATAAAGCTGATTACCTTGTAAGTACTGGACATTTTGAACTTGTAAAAGAAGTCGATAAGAAGGAGAAAGAAACATAATGGATATTACCTTGCAGGACATTAAAGACCGCGTAAATGTACAGAAGATGCCTGATACAGTTATTCAAGAACTAATAGATTACTATGCGGTTATTGCTAGAAAGTATTTACGAGTAAAACCGGAGAATCCAATGAAAGAAGTCATTCAAACAAGCAAACTAGCTTGGATTTCTTTTCTTGCTGAATCTATAGCAAAAGTAACTCATGTTAGTTCGAAACAAGATATGACCGATTCTATTACTGTAAATGGGCGTATTGTTTATGGTTTATCCGAAAATCAGTTATATGAATTCGAATATAAGATACAAGATTATGATGATCTGCAGGTACTTATGAAGAAATGTATTATTGATTTGGTTGTTTCTGCAGTAGTTCGCGCTAACTTACAACGAAAAGGTATGAAGACATCGGAGAGTATAGGGGATTATTCGTACCAGATTAGCCCAGAAACGCTAGATGAACCAGCTACGAACAATAAGATACTCAATGGTTTAAAAGGCTTTAGAGCAAGAGTTAAGCCGGTGATGGCTACATGAATACGTACTTCGATGATGGCGATATGGATGATTTATATATTCATGAGGTAGTAGTAAAACGAAAAATGAAAAAGAAACAATCCTCAGGTAATTATGCAGAAGTAGATGAAGACGTTTATGAGAATATGACTTGTCGTGTAACTACTAATTCTGCTGCTGATAATGAGAGGTTTAAGCGTGATAAGCAAAATTTCGATACAACCTTTAAGATATATGCACCTGCTTCCTACAAAATTAAGCCTAATGACCGTATCCATTTCAAAAGTGATGAATTAGGCGTTGATTATATGTTTGAAGTAAAAGGTGAACCACGTAATCCTGCATTTATGAATCATCACATTGAAATTTATTGCGAAAAGGTATGATTCTATATGGCGAATTCGGTAGAAATTGAGTACTCAAGCAATATGGAGCAAGTAAAGACGCTTATTAATGCTATATGTGTTGAAAAAGTTACAGCAGCATCTATTCATTTACAAAATCAAGTGAAGAAGAATCTCACGGGTAGCCGTAGCGGTAAACAATACAAAATACCTCATACGAGTCGTAAATATACTGCTTCTAAACCAGGTGAAGCTCCTGCTGTTCGTACTGGTGACTTGTTAAATTCGATTAAATACAATGTTAAACGGTCACAATCAGAGGTATTGGGTGCAGTAGGAAGCGACTTGCAGAAAGCAATATGGCTTGAAACTGGTACAAGTCATATGGAAGCCCGTCCATTCCTATTAAAAGCGTTTGAAAAAGAACGCAGAGAACTTAAAAGAATGATGGGAGGGTAATAGGTGTCTAACGCTATTGCAGCTATTAGAATGCTTGTAGAGAACGATGAAATAATAAAAGCTAATCTATCAGAATATGGTGAAGGCGAGGACAAAGGCCCTGCTCTTTCATTCCAGACTGCACAAGATGATATGGAAATGCCTTATGTAGTTATGAGAATTGAAGCAGATAATCCGGATGATGTTGAAATTATAGATCGTATGATTCTAAATTTCGATGTGTATTGTGATAATGGGGATTATGATAATGCAAAGTTAATTGCTACACGTATTGAAAAGTTACTAGATAGAGAAGTTGGTTTAAAAGATGATGGGATACTTTCTATACATCGTGCAGGTAAACTGCCGGTACCAGATGAAGACCCATCTATCATTCATATAAATGCGAAATTTCTTGTCCGAACCATGCGAACGGACTTGTATTAGGGGGTAGGGCAAATGAGCTGGAAATTAATTAATGGTGTCCGTGAAGGGACTACAGATAATTTTGTTATCGGTCCTGGTGTCATGTACAAAGGGTTTAAAAGTGTAAAAGAATTAGGTGAACTTGTAGGAGCGACTACAGGCGGAACTAAAGTGGGTTTTGATCGTGAGTATTATGATGCAGATATTGATGGTGTACTAGGTAAAATGGTACGCGGTAAGTGGTTATTAAAAGATGAGCCGCATGTAGAACTTACATTAGTAGAGTTTACAAAAGAAAACCTGCAGTTAGCTTTACCAGGGATGACGGTAGATAGTACAACTGAAACAGATTACGATATTATGAAACCTTCAAATGATATTCCGGATTCAAACTATCATGATATTGCACTCATTGGTATGATTTCGGGTAGTGAGCTACCAGTCATTTTTGTAATTCGTAATGCAATGGTAGTTTCATCTATTGAAGTAGATCTAAAAGACGGTAAAGGAACGGTTGGTTTGAAATGTAAATTTATCGGTCATTACAGTGAATCTGCACCAACTACACCACCATACGAAATCTATTTACCAAAGAAAAAGAAAGTAACAGTACAAAAAGCACCGGCTACCGCATAAATGGTAGTCGGTTTTCTATTGCATAAAACGAGCTGAATACAAAAAAGGAGCGGACAAAATGACTTCTATATTAGAAAAAATGATGAATACCGGTACAGAAATTACAATCTTAGGTGAAAAAGTAACAATGCGACGATTAAATGTAACGGACGTTTGGCGATTCGCTAAGATTATTTCGAAGGTTGGACGCAACGCAATAGTTAACTTTGCAGATTTCGGCAAGGATAAGCAAGCAATGGATGAACTAACTAAAGCAGCAGAATCTCTTCCAGAAGAAGAAAAACAAGCGCAATTAGTTGCACTTAAAGAAAAGCAGCAACAAAAAGGATTAGAATTTGCTTTCCGTGTTCTAACGATGATCCCTGCTTGTGAGGATGATTTTACAGAGTTCTTTGCTAGTTTATTAAAAGTGAAAGCAGAAGAATTTAGACAGTTCCCTCCGGGAGCAATGGTTGCTGTTATACAGGGCCTATTAGAAAGTGAAGACTTAATGACTTTTTTCAACCAGGTCAAGGGACTCGTGAAAGTTCAGAGCGAGAAATGGAGCCAATCAGCAGCGGCGCCGAACCTAGCGTAAATGAAAATTCAGATGAATATTTAGAGGAAGCCGAACAAAATATGTTACGTGCTTTCGATAAGATCCAAAAACGGTATGGATGGACAGATGATTATGTCTTATCCATACCGTATTCGCGTTTAATGGACCTGTTTTCTTTAATTGCACGAGAAGAGCAGCAAGAAGAACTAAATGAGTGGAAGAAGATGGCGTTCATTGGCTTTCAAACTCGCCAACTTGAAGAAGGTACTACTTTTAATGATTATCTTCAAGCCTTTGGACTAACTGACACCCAGGACGATAAAGAATCATCTTATGAAATGGGTGAAGTATGGACGAAAGAAGAGTGTGAAGCGCATGTTGCTCAAATCATGGCTCACTTCCAAGAAGACGATGAAGAATAAAATGGTTATCGGCCCCGTGAAAGGGGGTGCGTAAATGTTAGCTGAAATGTTCCAACTGTTCGGAACGATTGGTATTAAAGCAGAAGGCGCTTATAAAGATTTACAACAATTCGAGGATCGTGTACAAAAAACTGCAAATGGAATGCATGATAAGTTTCAAAAAGCAGGGGAATCAATTAGCCATGTAGGTAGTAAGATGCAAGAAACAGGCGCAAATATGACTGCAGGTGTTTCATTGCCTTTAGCTGGTATTGGTGCTGCTGCTGTAAAAGTAGCGTCTGATTTTGATGCGTCTAATAGAAAGCTAGAATCTACACTTGGTTTATCAAAAGAAGCTACAAAAGAGCTTGGTAATGTTGCAAAAGATACCTGGAAAGATGGATTTGGAGAAAGTATTCAAGAAGTTGATGAAGCTGTAATACAAGTAAGTCAAAACATGAAGAATCTTTCTTTCGATGAAATGCAGGGAGCTACGCAGAACGCTATGACTCTTGCGAAAACTTTTGACACGGATGTGAATGAGGTTACACGAGGGGCCGGACAGCTTATGAATCAGTTCGGTTTAGATGCAAAAGAGACATTTGACCTTTTAGCTTCTGGTGGACAAGCAGGCTTAAACTTCTCAAATGAAATGTTTGATAACATTTCCGAATACGCGCCTTTATTTAAACAAGCAGGATTTTCTGCAGAAGAGATGTTTACCATTATGGCAAATGGAACGCAAGATGGTTCATATAATCTCGATTACATAAACGATCTTGTGAAAGAGTTCGGTATTCGTGTACAAGATGGATCAAAAGGTGTAACAGAAGCTTTTGCAGAAATGAGCCCAGAAACTCAAAAGGTTTGGGACAATTTCAATAAAGGTAAAGGAACTTCTGCAGATGTATTTAATGCCGTCTTAGGTGATTTAGGTAAGATGGACGATAAAGTAAAAGCAAACCAGCTTGGTGTTGCTGTATTCGGTAGATGATACATTGTGCCGAAGTAAAATTGCGGTATTAAGCAAGAAGGGTGAGATTCCTAACTTGAACCGAAGGCTATACCAAGTATAGTCAGGGGCAGAGCATAGAAGGTGAAAAGATATAATCCTTCCACGAGACCGCGACACTTTAAGTGAAAACATATGCCGAACTTGCACTAATATGAAGTGCAAGAAGTAGAGGATAAAAAGCCTTTACGATAACACATGACAAAATGGGAAGACATGGGTGCAGAAGCTGTATTAGGACTAAATAACGCCGATGGTGCATTACAAAACGTTGATGGCAGCATGAAAAAAATGCAGAAAACGCAGCAAGAAGCTTTTGGTGTTCGTTGGCAGAAACTTGCTCGTACCACAATGGCATCATTAGAACCGTTAGGACAAGCTATTCTAGATATTGCAGAAGTGGCACTCCCTCCAATCATTAAAGCAGTAGAAGTTGCTGCAAAGGCATTTAGTTCAATTCCTAAGCCAATTCAAATTGGTATTGTAGCAATTTTAGGTATGGTTGCTGTATTAGGACCGTTAATTGCCATGATGGGCTTTATGACAAGTGGAGTAGGTGCATTTGTTGGCTCGTTTAGATTCCTTGTACCAGTATTAACAAAAGTACCAATGCTATTTACAGGGATACTAAAGGTTGGCCCTAAACTTATTGGTATGTTTGGTGGAATAGGAAAGGCCCTAGCACTGTTGGGCAGATCCATGATGACTTTACTGATGAATCCTTGGACGATTGCCATACTAGCAATTGTAGGATTAGTATATCTGATTTATAAAAACTGGGATGACATCGTTAAATATACCAAACAAGCAGTTAAATGGGTTGGTGATGCCTGTTCTAAGGCTTGGGACGCAACCGTAAAAGGTGCGAAATCCGCTTGGAATGGTTTAGGTAAGTTCTTCTCTGGATTCTGGGAAGGTACGAAAAAATTATTCAGTTCTGCAATGTCATTCATAGGTAAAATATTTTCTAAAGCTTGGGATGGTTATGTAAAAGTAGTTAAATTTTATTTTAGCTTAATGAAAAATATAATTGAATTCGGTTGGAATGCTATAAAATTCATTTTCAAATTTGCCTTAGATGGATTAAAAAAAATTGTAGATGGTACATGGAAGTTCATTAAGAATAGTGTCCAAAAAGCTGTTAACACTTGGAAAAATATATTTAACACTGGATGGAATATTATTAAAAGAATTTTCTCTATAGCTTTAGCTTTAATAAAGCAGTACGTAAAAACCGAATTCGAAAAAATGAAAAATACAATTTCCAGTGTTTTTAATACGATTAAGGATATTGTAAAAAAAGCCTGGGACGCAATTAAATCAACCTTTACTACAGTATTAAAATTCTTAAAAGATTTTGTAAAATCTTCTTGGGAATCTATTAAAGATACAATTTCTAGCGTTATGAACACAATTAAAAATGTGATTCAATCAGCTTGGAATTTTATAAAGTTCATAATCATTAGTGCAGTACGTGAATTTGTTGGGTTTGTAATTACTAATTTCAACAAATTATATAACACAATAACCGATGTTGTTGGCGGTATAAAAGAATTTATTGTTAGTAGCTTTAAAACTATAAAAAAAGCAATCACTGGTGCATTTACAGGGGTTGTAGATACTGTTAAAGATGTATTTAGTAAGGTTGGTTCTATAGTAAAAAACGTAGCAAAAGATGCAATTAGTTGGGGAAAAGATATTATCGCAGGTATTGGTGAAGGTATGTCCGGCATGGCAGATTGGCTTGTAAAAAAAGCTAAAGGCGTTGTTTCGGGAATACCTAAAGCAGTATTGAAGTTCTTTGGTATCCGAAGCCCATCCCGGTTAATGATGGAATACGGGGGCTATATTACAGAAGGTCTTGGTGTAGGGATGGAAAAAATGATTCCTGCAGTAGACAAAGCTTCTGAACTATTAAATAAAGCTGTCGTTCCACCTAAACCAATGAAACTAGTGACCGATGTATCTAATCAAATTGGACAAATGGGCGCACGTTCTGCTGATTTAATTGGTAAAACTGCACATCCATTTGCTGGACAAACCCACGTTGAGAAGAAAACGGATAATGGCGTAACAATTCAAAATGCTACATTTAAAGTCTCTGTTGAAAAACTACAATCTGCAGACGACTTTGTAAAAATGAGAAAGCTGCTACAAAACGTAGTTGCTGATGATCTAATGGGAATGGCGGTGCGAAATGTATGAGTATATTAAAAACATTGCATAGAAGAGCTGGTTCATACCATCTCTTAGGAAAGGCTGCAGAGCTAAAAGACACAATACGATATACCATTAATTTCTCATGGCCTGGGACATATAACTTTTCGTTTTTGTCCCAGGTTCCTATTGGTTCTGATGGAATGCTACCGAATAAATACTTTGTTGTTCGGGTTAATGGGATTGAAAGATTCAGAGCACGAGGTCCTTATGATTGGGAAGCGAGAGAAATCTTTGTTGGTGCAGGTCCACAAACGATTGAATTTACAACAATCGGTTATGGTTCTTCTGACGTAGCATATATACGCGACGTACATTATTATGCTTTTGGACATGTACCTAATATCGAAAAGATTGAACAAACAAAATTACCGAAATCACTAGATGGCTTAAAAACTTATAATGTCATGCACGGATATCCTCGTTACCAAAGTGCAGGGAATAAAGGTTGTGAAGTAGAATTTACGGCTCTATTCAACGATATCAGTCATTGGCGTGAGTTCATGAGGGAAATATATCGCCCTCATATTATTACAGGTGATTACGGTACCTATGGGGGTATTATTCCACCAAATGAAGTAGATGCAATACGAAAAGGAACGCTAGTCATAGCAAAATGCAAATTAATATCTATGTCACAAGCAGGAGTAGGAGTTGATGGAATGTGAGAGAAGGATCTATTTCTTTAATTAGAATGTTGGGGAGCTATTTCCAAGTGGGGAATAACTCCCCTAATTTAATTGTTTATATGAAAAGAAGAGACTCTTCTTCTTACGTACAAATACAACACCGTGTAATAGGCTTAGAAGTGCAGGAGAACGCAGATCAGTTTGCTAGTACATTTACTATTACCTTTGCGAATGAATACGGCCAAATGGCTCCTGATAACTGGTATGGCAAGTTCTCTTCTATTTCAGAATGGTTTTATAACAGTGAGGTAACAAATACAAACCAGCTATATCCGCAGACTGAATTTAAAGTGTCTATTGGCTACGGTGAGGAATCATTACCTTATATACATGGTTTTGTATCTGATGTGAAGGTAAATGCCGAAAGCGGCACGATTTCAGTTACCTGCACTACATCCTATAAGAAGGTTTTACATAAATCAGTAATCCCAACACCTGGATCAGATGAAATTGTTGCACCTACCGGTAATGTTTATGATGTTGTGAAGTTCTTCTTCCAAAAAGCCGGAGTTGTCCTACACGGTAACAGAGTAAATATTCCTGGAACCAATCAAAGCTGGATTGTGGAAGGAGCAACAGGAAAGAGATTTCAAAAATGGGATGAAATTGTCCGCGATATTATAGATACAACATTCCACTATATTAAACACGAACCAGACGGAAGTTGTACATTTATGAAAATGCCAGACTATGCAATTAACGAACCTGCAAAGTTTAGTTTTAGAGAAGGGGAAAATCTTATCTCTTTAGATATGCAGCTAACTGACCAGGATATAAGTAATAGTATTGTTGTTAAATGTGGAGATTACGCAAACGGATTTCTTAATTCGTTTCTATTAAAAAATGTATCGCAGGGTGATTTACGAGAGGAAATGATAGAAGTTCCCTGGGCGACAACGTTCTTTGCAAGAAGAGCGGTTGCTGCAGCTTATCATTTAAAAGCAATTCAGAAGTTCAGAACATTAACAGTAGCAGTAGTTGGTGATCCAAGGATTCAATTATTTGATGTTATTTCTGTTTACAATAGAGATTCTGGTCAACAGTGGAATTACTTTGTTAAAGGGATTAATACAATGATCTCTGCAGATGATGGATTCTATCAAACTTTAGATTTAACTGTTAACTATGGGTATGAACCTGCTCCCTATACAGATATCACCGGTATTACAGTAAATGTAGATACATTACGTTTAAAACTTTGGGATTGGGATTTAGAGGATGGCGATTTATTAAATATTTACTGTAATGATAAATTAATCGAAGAGAATTATTTCATCCGGAATAATCCGACATATATAGATATTCCACTTGAATATGGCGTGAATATTATCGTATTTGAAGCAGTACGAAACCCAAAAGGGATTCTTACAGGACGTTTGCAAGTACTGGATACGCAAAATAATATCTTATTTGATTATGGTTCTTTACCAGATTTATCATTTCCTCGGGTAAATCAAGATGCAAATCACTATTATATCCAGCGTCCAGCCAAAACATGGTCTGTGACGCGCGTGAACTAGGGGTGATTCTATGATAATGCAAAAAAACTTATATGATCCAATCATGTATTTGATGAAAGGATTAATTGACAGGCAAATATATACCGGTGGTAAACCAATGCCTGGTAATGACCCAAACGATGTATTTAAAGAAGGTATGACAGAAGGTTACACCCTCATTCGTGATGGTGCTCGTTTGTCTGCAGTTGATGGAGATAAATATTTACACTATGATTTAGCCTTTAATTCACAAGGTATGCTAGAAAAAGTTCTTATCTCTCATAAAGTAACCGGAAAAGAGATGGAGATACAATTAATATATAATGCACAAAAACAATTGGAACGTGTGCAGCCGCGACTTCTTAATAAAGGTAACGGTATACTATCTGATTTACCAATTCCCGATGTGTCGTAATGATGCACGGGAATTTTTTAATACAAGAAAAAGGGTGATTGCTCTTGTTTGAAACAACCTATTTAGCCGGTGGCCGATTAGATCCACCTTTTCATCCGACTAAAACAGAACCATTCATACCTGGTTTCATTATGGATTCTACATCATTTAAAACCGATGAAAAGAAATATACATTACCTGCAGACATGGAGATTTATGCAGTTAGTGTTAGTTCTTCTATTTACGAATTAGATGATAAATGGGATTTAATCGTGAACGGGCAAACCATTTGCCAAGATATTTATACAAAGCGGATCCCGGAAGGTATGCATTTTATGGTTTATAAAGCAGTAAAAGCAGGAGACACAATTGTATTTCGATTCCATAATCAAGGAATTCTTGATAAAACAGTTTGGTTTGAATTGCACTTTTTAAGATAAGGAGGCGTATTGATGAGTTTTGCTGTTGCCTATATGGCTGGTGGAAGATTCGACGCACCTTACTTCCCAACAAAAACAGAGCCATTCATACAAGGGCGAAGAGTTGGTATACATGATGAAATTCATGTAGATAAGTTTTCATTACCATTCGAAACAGAAATGATTGCTTTTTCTGTAGCTGCTTCACATTACAGTGACTCGGACTACTGGAATTTATTTATTAATGGCCAACAAGTATTTAAAGAGGTTTATGTAAAAGATGTGCCGGAGGGATTTAATTTCTCCATTGTAAAACCTATACCTGCTAATGCAGAACTAAAGTTTGAATACCACAATGCATCTGCAGAGAAAAAAGCTATATGGCTTAATTACCAACTATTAAGAGATTAGGAGCGTGAAATAGATGGCATACGTTGAAAAAATGTATACAGAAGGCGAATTCCAAGACGAAATTGTTAAATTGGTAATCGCTAACGGATGGAAGAAAGTAAAATCATTTTTCAGAGCTGTTTATCCAGATATGGAACAGAAATCTGACGATGATACAAAATTTGAATTTGGCATGAGTAAACACATGTTAGTGAAGAACAATAGCGGTTCTATTTATGGGATTGCTCAAATTTCAAAATGGTCACTTAAAAAGTCAGAGATTAAATACAACTTCACAAATGAAGAAGGAAAGAAAGCTTTTGCCGAAGACGGTAAAAAACGTCTAGAAAGTGGCAGGGATCGTTCTTGTTTTTATGTTTATATGATTGAAAAAGAACCAAGCGTTGTTGATGAAGGTATACTTGTTCTTCCTTATGAATCTAATAAATTTGAAAAAATATTATTAGATGTGGAATTAACTAAGATAACAGTTACTACAAAAGTAAGTCCAAGTGGTGGCGGTACATATAAAGTTTACTCTTATGATGAAGCAGAGACACAAGTCATGATGTCTCCTTGGGTGAAAGTAACATTGCGAAATACGAATATCCAAGGTGTCGATGCTCAAACAAATTGGTGGCCAGATTCATTAGTGCGAATTAATGGCCAAGTTGATGAAAGTCGCGTTGTTTTATTAATACAAGCAGATAATACACCAGCTTTTGAAAACAATGTAGTTCCAGTTACTCCGCTTTATATGGGCCAATTAGAAAGTTACGCTAACGATGATACATTAGGGGATGCATTATGGGCAGGAACAGCTTTTGATACAGGTAATGAAGAAGCATCACATAAATTCGATTTTAACGACACGAAACCATATAGAAATGTAGAAAACTACATGCCTGTCATGAAGTCTTATCCACGTTCCCCTGGTAATGGTATTGATAACGTGATTATTAAACGTTCACGATTAGGAGCAAGGTACCAGGCTCATTTTATTGCTTGGAATGTAGCGCCTAATGCAATGCCACCAGATCGCGTTGGTAAAGATGGCGGTCAATATTCACTAGCATGGCAATCACAAGATAATGACGAATACAAATATCAATTTAACCCGTCTGTTTATAGCAATAAAGTACATACTTCTCGTGCTTATATTGTTCATCCAGATGAAGGTGTACGTGGATATTTACCTTATATGATCCTATTGTCTCCGTTAGGTCTATTAAATGGCGATAGATTAAAAGTTAGAAAGAATACTTGTCCGGATTCACACGACATTTACAAATTCTTTAATGTAGATGCTATTTCACCAATTACAAAAAGACCTGCTACGGCGTATCGTCCTGCTGGATTAGGTATTTTTGAGAAAACAGTATAAAGGAGTGTACATATATGTGGTTTGATAAAGTCGTATATTTACAAACATTACCGCAAGAATTAGAAAAACTATTTGCAAATAACGGTTGGAAACGAACGCTATTTTTCCAAATCAAGAGCGGCATTTCAAAATTTATTGATGTAAAGTTGTTTGAATCGTTAGGAAGTGATGGAGAACGCAGAAGATTCGGTATAGCAAATGCGTATGACACTGCTGATTCTGATTTCACTGATAGCCGGTTTATTTCTGCAGATTCTCCACTAGGTAAATTAGGCATGGGGGATGGAGTGAAGAAAGACTTCTCTATTCCTGTTTCTCCTGTTCTTGGCCCTTCTGTCATCGTATATGTAAATGGGTTTGAGCAAGAAAAGAGTAAATATAAAGTGGATGCAACTACAGGAAAGGTAACATTCACTACTGCTATTGCAAAAGGCGATAAAGTAACATGCGAATATAGATTAGCTACCAACACATATGAGCCAAATAATGACATGCTACTATTTACTTTCAATCGATACTTTATTGAAAAAGAGATCCTTTCCGGTGATAAATTAGGGGAATTAGGAAAAGGAAATGGAACGAAAAAGAACTTCGCATTGCCATTCCCTAACTTTGACGAAAGTAGGACCGTAGTTTACAAGGATAATACTATTGTTGATCCTAGCGAGTATTCGTTCACTGAAACGGAAATTGTATTTAAAACCGCACCTGCAGCAGATACAACAATTAAGATTAGTGGTATTTATTTCTTATTACCAAAAGAAGACGGAACACTGGATACATTAACGGCAAAAACAAGTTTCGATGTACAAAAAATGGAAAGTATTATGGGCGAAGTATATTCTACGATTAATTTTGTGAACCCATCCCCTTATACATCAATTAGTTTTACACCGGAGCAGCGTTTCTCTAAAGAATTAAATCGCGACTCTGTTGTTTATCTGTATGGGAACGCAAACAAGGACCGCTTAATTATGTTTATGCGTGTAGATCCAACACCAAATCCAGTTCGTGCATTATTTGTTCCGTTGTATATCGGAAAATTATATACATTCGATGTTGCACCAAGAAAAAACATGATTATTTTAAGCGGCTGCAGACCAGGCGACCAATTTGTTTATTCACCAAATAAGAAAATTGGTAATGCGCCACTTGATTACGGTTCTGATACATCAAACGGAAACGAAACGGTTCAATTATCACAATCAAGCACAGGAGCCATGTACCAACACCATTATTTAGCTTTCATTACTCATGATATGTCAGTAGATAGTGGACAAGGACGCTTTAACCCATCGGTTTATAGTGGTAAATATCATTTATCTCAAATTTATATTGTTCATCCAAACGATGGATATGTTGGAAAACTAGATGATGTTTATGCAGTTCATCCGAAGAATATCCAGCAAGCCGACGAACTAGAAATTGAAAAAACAGTTGTAGATGAAGTACTTGGACAAGGTGACGGACACCGTAAAGTATTTCATCTAGAACATAAGCCAAAAGGCGAAACGTTAAGATTATTCATTTCATGTAAAGAAGTAGAAAAAGCGGATTATGTATACAATGCAGAAGATAAGACCGTTACATTTAACGAAGCACCGGTTATTGGTTCTGAAATCACAGGCGCTTATGAAATGGCTCAATTATATCGTTACACATTACCAACAACGCCGGTTTGTCCTATGACACAAGCGAAAGCAACACCATTTAATCCAATTGGTTTAGCAATCTACAAAGAAGATATTTAAGCATAAGGGGGTAGCAGAAGAATGAGTGAAAAAGTTTATTCTATTGCTTCCCCTTCTATATGTACCAAAGAAAAAAGTCATGTTGTTGTCATTGGTTCTGGGCCTAATCAAAATGAAAAAGTTTATTCTTTTTCTATTACACCTGCAAATACAGAAAACAAAAATGATGTTGATTATCCAGTTTGCATTGCTCCTTATGCGAGATACAAAGCTGTTAAAGAAGATAACACAGGAGTAACCGCCACAAAAGTAAGAGCAAAAGGGATTTTAACAGATGTTGTAGAGAATGCGTTGCGACAAATAGAGGTAGAAGCCTACATTTCAAATACAACTGATATTGATTTAAATCGAAATATAAATGTGGCCAACATTGAAATGCAGCATTCGCAACGAATGGACAGTATTTCTGTTCAACTAATTTCTGCAGAAGCATCGCAACAACATAGACGAATTTTCGATATAAACCATATCGAAGGGGTAGAGAGCGAAAAACCAAACGAGATAGAGACAATGGTACAAGCTTCTGATGAAACAGATCTTATAACGAATGAATATGAAGCTGCACCGATCATACAGCAGGATTTACTAAAAGGTAAGTTACGTGAATTCGCTGCAGGTGTGGAAGTATTACCAGAATGGGTAAATGTTGCGCGTATTGTATACGGTGAAGGTTTTTATAATGACCTTATGGCCGACAGAGTTACAACGGATTATGAAGCTGTATCAATGCATAATGAAACAAGCGAGATTGTTACCAGGGAGCTAAAAGCTACACATGCAGAAGTTACTTTATCTACTGCAGTTCCGAATTTATTACCTGTATCCATTGTCGAAAATGAAACTGGTGATATACAGCAAAAAGAAATACTTCTTCATGCTCCGGCACAATTCGAATTTGGTGCAAAAGAGCGAGAAGTTAAAGGGATTATAGAAGAATTTGATTTGTTCAATGGTATGGGTATACCGGTTTATCTTCCGGATTATGATTTATTTGCTCGTATGCAAAGAGACATTGAAACATCTATTGCTACACAATATGAATCGAACCGCTTAGAAGAAATAGAAAGCGTGAACCTGCTCCCTTATGAAAATATAGAAAGCGCGTATTTAATTCGTGACATAGATGTAGAGCAAATTAACCTGGATCACTCTATTCGAACAAAGGAACTTACTGCAGACGTTATTGCAAGTAATGAATTAAGCAAGAAAATAAATGTATTTGATACTGAAAGAAATGAATCTGCATCATTTACAAGAACAAAAGTACAGTTTGCGAATGTAGATACAACACACGCATTTGAACGTATCGTAGAAACACTTGATTCTGTTTATGCCGATCAACAAGAATTCGCAACTAAAGAAAATGTATTTACTGCAGCTATAGAGGTAGGACAAGAAGTTAAAAATGCTTCACGGGTATTATCTGTTAAAGATATTTCCGGAACTGATGATGCGAATAAATCGCAAAACATATTCGTGATACAGACAATTGTCGCAGAAGAAGCAGAGAGGTTACATGAAATAAATGCCGGTATTACTGATGCAGATTATTCTCATCGTATCTTAAAAGAATTACAAGGCGCATCGCCAGACGTTATTTTTGCAGAAGTGAAAAATGAGTTGCAAGCAACTGTAGTTGAACTGGATCAAGCAGATAAAGAGGATACTGCAGTATTTACACATGTAAATGAAATTTCTTCATTCGGATTAAAAGAACGCTTAATTATTACCCATGTAGGTACTGATGAAGTTTCCAATAAAACAGAAAAAGAAGTACAAGCTACCATAGAAGAGTTTGATTTATTTGAGGGCCTTGGTATTCCCGTATATCTTCCAGAATTCGATTTGTTTGGCCGTGTTAAAAAAGAACTAGAAACACGTATTACATTACTTAATGATTCATCTAAATCATTAAATGTGATGCAGATGAAATTAGATCAAACAATTGAATCTGAAAAAGCAATGATAGAACATACAACTGCAGTAATTGAAGAAGTGGCTTCTGACATCGTTCCAGTTATCTTAGATGCTGAACATATATCATTAGATATTTCTTATAAACAGGATACACAACAAGCTCTTATTAAAGAGCAAGAAGCCTTTACCGGTATACGTGAATTTGAGGGCGGAATTATCTCTGATATAACACCAGCTCATAAAGAAGTTATAACACACGATACAGATGTAATTGAAACTGTAGATGCGGCAAGAGAATCTGAACGATATGCAGTCATTAGTGAACAAGAATTATTAGAGCGACAGGCCATTGCAGACGCCGTGACTAACGAAGTAGATACATTCGATAGGGAACATGAATTAGAAAGCGTTACAGAGGAATATGAACGGTTTGAACGTATACCAGAACGAGAATCAGTTCTAGAGGATAATGAACTATTCAAAATGGAGAGAGTACTAGATACAGAAAAACCAGATGAATTAATAATCATCGAAAAGGAAAATGATGATCCGAAGTTATGGCTGCGACATAGTCGTCAATCTTGGTGGACAAATTCAAACTGGAAAAAAACAAGATAAGTAGGAGAGGATACAATGGCCAATCAATTAGGAAAAAGTCTACTAAACCCAGAATCCGGTTGGACACGAAAGTATTGCAGTTTAGCAAATGTAGGTCCGGGCAACTTCTTTTACGATATGCCACTACCTGGAACTGATATTACACATACAGGAAAATGGGATGTTGTAGGGGAAGATGATAACCTTAGCGATGCAAGTGCCTGGTTTGTAGGGAGATATGAGGGACGCACATTTTCCTTTAAGTTTACTGGAACATCTTTGCGCATAATGCTTAAAAGATGGCATGAACACAGATTTAACATTGAAGTCAGTATTGATGGAACTAAGTTTACTGGTTCTGTTCCTGCTACTTCTAGTTCTTTTCATGTTTGTTTTGAAAAACTAGATTTAGTGAGAGGTGAGCATCTCGTTACAGTTACAGCAAAAGGTTCCGCTCTACCACCAGGAACACCTGGACTTATTTATACATTTTTAGCTGCTATTGATTACGCAGATTTAAGCGCTAAAGTTGGTGATGTATTAAAAGAACCGGAACCAGGTTGGAAACGTTTTGATGATATGGATAGCAACATCATCTATACAGGTCCTTGGCATGTGTCAACCAACACTCCATTAGATAACTATAATAAAACGCTTCATGTTAAGGACACTCTTGACAGCAGAGCTGCGGAATTCCAGTTTGCATTTAAAGGGACTGGCATTAGGCTTATAGCTACTTTGTCTTCTTCAGCTGATTATAATTTAGATTCAACTATAGAAATTGATGGTGTATCGGAAACTTTCAAAGGGTATTATCCAACTTATAATATTCAAGGATTAGCGTTTCAAAAATTAAACTTGCAAGATGGAGTTCATACCGTAAAAGTCTCCACGCCAGCTTTTATATTTGATGCTATCGATATATTAGGTGGAGAATTAATATCACAAGATATATTTAAAAAGCCAAAAGTATCCTTATACGAAAAAGAAAGTGGAAAAATATTTGTAGATGATTTTGATTCCGTAAATCCCAAATGGCTTATGTCGCCATCTAATGCATTTAACAATGCTGTTAAAAAAGGATTCTTACGTATGAATCATTCTGCAGATAAAGACGTTATGCTTTTAATCGATAAACCACAAAATAACTTTGCAATCCAGATTATTGCGGACTACGCTCCTACAAAAGAAGGAGATGAAGGCGGCTTACTGATTTATCAAAACGAAAAGAATAAAGTTGAGTTTCTTGAATCCTATTCTTCTAATAGTTCACAAAGCAATAAAGAGTGGATGGCGATATGTAAGGACGATCAATGGGACTTTTACACAAAGACAGATACATTTTTTGATTATACGGATAACGATTCATTAGCAGCAAAAAGAATTGGTGTTGTTTTAAAAAGAGGAACTGCAGAGGGATTTGTACCGCTAGACATCAATAAAATTATTATGACAACAAGCAACATGTTACGTCTGCGCCAACTATATGAAAATTATAAGGTTGTATTAAAAGATACTGCAGATAATATCCTGTCTACTAACATTGTAGCTGCAGCTCATACAGGCATTGATATTCTACTTCCTTCTTTAGAGTTTGAGGGAATCATAGAAATATATGACGAGGAAAACGAACTAATAGCAAAGAAACAAGCTACCTTCTATGGTGGGGATATGTATTGCATGGGTTCATCCTTGCAAATCAAAATGAATAGCGAAGAATTAAATACAACGGATCCAACGAATTTAGGTTACATGGTGAATAATGAGCGCATTGTAAAAATGACAATCGTAAATGATAACATCGGCGCTGCTACAAATATAAAACTATCTATACAGCAGTACATGGAGAAAGTCGGTTACACCTGGGCGCTGATTTCGTTAGATGGGACAAGCTATTTAAATGAAATACAGATTGATTCAGTAGCCGCACAAAGTACTCGTGATTTTTGGGTAAAGGTTGTGAAGGATACAAATTTCCTAGCATTTCAACCAATTTATTTTAATATTCATCTAAAACATAATTGAGGTGAATACAATATGGGAACTGTAATGAAATTATATAGATATACATCCGAAAGCGAGATTACACCGTCAATCCTTATTGAGAGGAATGTACAAATTACAATTGAACCAGGAAAAACTCTATATACTCCATTGGATGTAGGTTGTAACAAATACGATATTCGCACGATTCAAGTTACAAATGATTCAAACGTAGAAGCAATGCTATTTTTGTACGACCAAAAAGAGAATGGGAATCAAATTTATAAAAGTTTATCAGAAAAAAGAACATATGATATTTTAGCCATTCCTTACGAGGATAAAGATCATACAAACAAAGTCCATCTTTATATAGAAAATAGGGGCGTAGCAAACTCTACTTTTAATGTTTCTATGAAAGCAATACGTTTAAGTTAAGGAGGAACATGTAAAATGACAAATAAAATTTGCAAGTTACACAGACTAGAGCGAAGAGAAGTCTTTATGAAGATTATCGATGAAATGAAAAAGGCTGGATGGCAGCAATTAAATGCTGCTGCACCATCAAAGGATACCATTTATGTTATGTACTCAAATGGTAACGACGGTATGAAGAACCATTCTATAGAATTACGTCCATTTGATGTCGCCACTGCAAGTAGCAAAGATATTATAGCAGGTACATATAAGGGCTATGATATAAGAGATCCTAGTTGTACTTTTACCGATGCAACCTTTAGATTAATTGAACGATATGATAAAGAGCAAGATGTTACTTTTGGAGGACCTGGTCCTTTCTACCCGTTATGTTTTCATCAAGGGAAAACAACTAACTCCACTAATGTTACTTCTATTGGTAAAGTGATTGCTATGGTGGACCTATATTTATACGTTGATAAAGACATTGTTATCCATTGTGTTTATGAAAACGATGATAATCTTCCAGAACGAAAAGGGGTTATGTTTAATTTCTCCCGAAACGAAAGCAAAACTACTGAAAAAGCAGTAATGCAACTACCACGTACTGAACCACTAGAATACTCGTGGAAGAAAATGAACATATAACTTTATTAAAACCAAGCGTGCAGCAGCAGGCTTTTTTATTTTGGTCAAAATTTGAAAGGAGGTGAGAACTTGGAAAGAATTCACGAACTCGTCAAGGCATTGAATATAAGCGATGTTATTACAAGTACTCAATTTAAAGTAGGTGGTGCTATAGGTGGTGGATTAGGAACAATAATTAATTTGTTATACGGTAAAGCGAACTTAATTTGGATCTCGATTTACTGCTGGATTATCATGCTCGACTGGATTACTGGTAGTAAGGCTTCAAAACTAGATGGAACATACTCATCACAATATGGAATTGAGGGCATCACGAGAACCGTGGTGCTTTTATCATTACCAGCTCTTGCACATTTATTTGATATTGCTCTTAAACTACCTGATTTCTTTTTCTTCATGGTAGTTGGTGGATTGAGTTACCACATTTTTAATAGTTTCGCAGCAAACTGTGCTCGAATTGGCTGGGAAAAATGGATTCCTGCATGGTTATTAGAAAGTGTAGCATCCGAAATTCAAGCAAAGATCCAAAGAAGTGATGCACGAAAAGAAAAACATACTACCAAATAAAAAAATACACGCCTTACATAAGAAGAGCATTGTCAAAAGACGGTGCTCTTTTTGTTTGGCAAAAAGGGGAAAATACAAAATGAAAAAACCAATTAAACTATTTAGCTCTTTATTTATGACTCTATTACTCTTATTTTCGTTTGCTACGGCTTCATTTGCCGATAGAGTACTAATCATCCAAGACTTACCGAAACAAGCATATCGCTACGGTGTGGGCGCTTATGAGGGCGTTGTTGCACATAGTACTGCAACACCAGAAGCACCAGCAATTAATATTAGAAATTACGAAGCTAGAACATGGAGAAATGCATTTGTTCATTATGCTGTAGATTGGAATGAAACAATTCAAATTGCTGATACAAAATATATTGCTTACGGTGCTGGACCATCTGCAAATAAAAGATTTGTTCACGTAGAACTTTCTGAAACTAGCAACCCAGATAAATTTAAATCTTCTTACGAACGTTATGTAAAACTATTAGCTAAGATTTTAAAAGATAGAGGGATTCATCCAAGCAAAGGTTTATGGACACATAAAGATATTACTTACAAATTAGGTGGAACTGACCACGAAGATCCGATTGATTATCTTCGTAGTCATGGTGTATCAGAATCACAATTCAGAGCGGACGTACAAAAGGCGTATGAAGGCGCAACAGTTACAGTTAAACCAAAACCACAAGAGCCATCTCAAAACGTTGTAGGCGCAACAGGAGTAGCTTATATTGAAGGATTTAACGTCAACCTACGAAGTGGACCATCAACAAATCATGGTGTTATCCGTCAATTAAATAAAGGAGAAGCATATCAAGTATGGGGAAAACAAGGTGATTGGTTAAATCTTGGTGGTAACCAATGGATTTATAACAACCCATCTTACATTAAATATCAAGGGGAACAAACAACTGCTTCAAGTTCTGTAGAAGGTAAACGTGTTGTTTCTAAAGTGGACAACCTTCGTTTCTATGATTCTGCTTCTTGGTCTGATAAAGATGTAGCAGGAACCGTAGATGAAGGGCTTGGATTTACTATTGATGCTAAAGTATCTGTTAATGGTTCACCGCAATACAAGGTACACAACAGTAAAGGCACAACATACTATGTAACTGCAAATGAAGCCTATGTGTATGTAAAGTAGAGAAAAGGACTTTTTCTATAATTCTTAGTTAAACATTAAATAGAGGAGTGCAAGTGTGGCTGAAAGTTACCTATAACCTTCATTTGAATCATAAGCGCATACAAAGATTGATGAATCAAAATTAGGCATCAAAGCCGTAATTAGGAAAAAAAGAGGCATATGTGATTTCAGATAACCATCTAAATAGAGACTTTTAAGCTTCAAAACCAAATGAGAAATGGGTAACGGATATAACCTACTTGATTTTCAATGGGCAACGCCTGTACTTATCAGCTATTTAGGATTTGTACAACAATGAAATTGTTGCCTATGAAACCAGTCATAGAAACGACTTAAAGCTTGTGTTAGATACATTTAAAAAGGTAAAGAAAAAACGAAATGTAACGGGAATCCTCTTACATAGTGATCAAGGGTCTCAATATACATCTCGTCAATATAATCAATTACTTAAAAAAATCAGCTGAAGGCAAGTATGTCTCGACGAGGTAACTGTTGGGATAAAGCTTGTATGTAAAACTTCTTCAGTCACTTTAAGGCAGAATGCTTTCATTTATATTCCTTCCGCAAAGCAGATGAGGTTAAATTTGCCGTGCGCAACTAAGCAACCTGAGTCCATATAAATATAGAACTCAGGTTGCTTAGTTGCGCTTTTTAAATCCTGTCTACTTGACAGGGGTCACTGCATTATATGGTACTCTTCTATGAATCAGTACACCATTCATATATTGTTAATGTGTGTGAGTCATGAACAATTAAATGGTTCGAAAAGTAAGGATTCAAGATAATGTATGTAAGATGAGTATAAATTGTTACAAAGAAATAAAAATTAGTCAGTAAAAGCAAAATGATTAGCTCTTAATGGAAAATGAAATGCATTATTAGAAACTCATGATATAAACAACTAGGTTGTGAAGATTAAAGTTTTTCAAAAAACTTCATTTGGTATTACTCTAGATTGGCATTATTGAACTTATAAATTAATATGCCTTTTCGTTTATTGTCAAAATAAACACGTTGATAGGAGTAATAACGTATTCCTTTAAAAATACGCTTTTTCATTAGGGAATTAATCTAAGCACTAGATAAATAGATGCGTATACTTATATTATGTGAGTTGTGAATGTAATTAAACTGAATTTTTATAGTTTAATTATTAGTAACTATTTTTATTCTAAGAAAAATGGATATTTAAAAATATTCAACACCATTACAATTGAGTGTTTCTTAGTATAAGAATATTCTCTCAAAATTATTAAATAAGGAGGAAATAAATGAAACATAATGATTGTTTTGATCATAATAACTGCAATCCGATTGTTTTTTCAGCAGATTGTTGTAAAAACCCACAGTCAGTTCCTATTACTAGGGAACAATTAAGTCAATTAATTACTTTACTAAACTCATTAGTATCAGCTATTTCAGCATTTTTTGCAAATCCAAGTAATGCAAACAGATTAGTGTTACTCGATTTATTTAATCAATTTTTAATTTTCTTAAATTCCTTATTACCTTCCCCAGAAGTTAATTTTTTGAAACAATTAACTCAAAGTATTATAGTTTTATTACAATCTCCAGCACCTAATTTAGGACAATTGTCAACATTATTGCAACAATTTTATAGCGCCCTTGCACAATTCTTCTTCGCTTTAGATCTTATCCCTATATCTTGCAACTCAAATGTTGATTCTGCAACTTTACAACTTCTTTTTAATTTATTAATTCAATTAATCAATGCTACTCCAGGGGCGACAGGTCCAACAGGTCCAAC